CTTGCCTTTCAGTTTCTCTTCCTTGCGGTTGCGTCTGAGCCAGCATTGGGCGCAGTACCAGCGGCCAGGCCTCATCTGCACGCCGCCCTCTGGTGGCTGCTTTGTCTCGCACTTGTCGCAGAACTTGAGCTGGTGCGAGTGCTTGGGCGAGCCGTTCAAATTGATGTTCTTCACTTCAGTACCTCATGCACATAGACTTCGACCCGAGGCTCAAAGCTGTATCTCTTCTCGGCCACCAGGCGCACCACCTGCTTGTCGTCCAGGTAGACCACGCCGTTGAGCGCGTCCAGCACGGCCTTGGCCACGTTGTCCAGGTCTGGCTTGCCGGGTATCAGATCGCCGGCCAAAGCCTGCTGCTGCTTGCGCTTGCTCCAGCTGGCAGGGATGGGATGATAGGCCGCCACGCGCAGGCTCATGGGTGTGGCCATCACGGGCCAGTCACCACGCGCAAATGCTGCCTGCTTGGCGATCAGTGTTTCGTATGCCTGCGTTGCTGCAGGCGTGTACATGCGCACAAAGCCGCCCCGGCTGCTTGCTCTGGGCCTGCCCTTGCCATGCGGTGCGCCGGGCACCACAAAGTAGATGGCGGCGCTCACAGCAAGCCTGCCTTGCGCATGTCGGCCAGGAATTCTTCGATGTCAGCGCAGGGCATGTCGCGCCAGCAGGCACCGTCCCCAGTCATGTAGAGCGCCTCGGTGAGAACATCCTCTGGCACTGGCTGGCCATCCTTGGCCATGTCCAGCAGCTTGGTGGCTTCGTCGTGTGTCACTGCTTGGCCCCCATCAGAAAGCGCTGCAGGCGCGGCTGCAGCTCTCCGTACTTGGTCTGCAGCTGGTCGCGCACACACTGGTCAATGATTGAGCTGACACTGCGGCGCTGGTCTTCAGCGGCCTTGGTGAGCAGCTCACGGCTGTCCTTGTGTAACCGCACAAGAAACGGGATGCGTTTGTTTTCCATGCCCAGAAGTATAGCGGCGTGATAGCGGGGGCAACATGGGGCATCGCAGATTTGTCGGTTTATTAGGGTAAGCACCTAGAAAATAGTTTGTTTGGGTGGTTGTTGACCGATATCGGTTATGTGTTAAGATACGTCCATCGCAACCGAGCAGATGACGCTCACAAGGAGAAGACGATGACCAAGACTCAAGCCATCAACCGCGCTATAGCAGCACGCCACGCTGCCAAATTGGCACTGACACGCCATGCCCTGTACGCCGTCACATTCGGTGGCAATGACAAGCTGACCCAAGCCGCAATGCTTGAGCATGATGTCGCCATCGAAGCCCACAACAAATGGATGGATGTCGCGCTTATGCACCCCAGCACACGCGCCAGCCTGATCCGCAAGCAGTCCTTGCCAGCCTTCATGTTCGGCTACAAGTTGGAGGCTTAATCATGACCAACCAAGAGCAGCAACTCATCAACGCCATCAAGGCGCTGCCTGGCCACCAGGTCTTCCCTGGCAGCACTGGCGGCGCTGTGATCATCGCCATCACCCGAAAGAACAGCGTCAGCCAGCGGTCTGTGTGGCTGGGTCGTCGCAGCACTATCGAGAACCTGCAGAGCATTCTGCAGCAGGGCGTCTGACATGTGCCACATCCGCAACCTGCAGACCCTTGAGGGCAACCTCAAACGCGCTCAGGGTTACGCCCTGGCCAAGCCCACCGACTGGAACCTGACCAGAGTGGCCGAGCTGACCCGCGCCCTGGCCGACTATCGTCGGTTCATGGCAGGCGAGATCCAGCGCCACCAGATGTGCTGGACTGCCATTGAGTTGACCATGAACATGCCCGAATGGGGCACTCGCGGAACATAAGGAGATCACCATGAAATTCGTCGCTTACTATCGCGTTTCCACAGACCGCCAAGGCATGTCCGGCTTGGGCTTGGATGCCCAGCGTGCAGCTGTGGCCAAGCACATCGGCCAGGCCGAACTGGTGGCCGAGTTCACTGAGGTGGAGTCTGGCCGCAAGAACGACCGCGAGCAGCTGGCTCATGCACTGAGCCTGGCCAAGCGTACAAAGTCCATCTTGGTGATCGCCAAGCTGGACCGTCTGGCCCGTAACGTCCACTTCATCAGCGGCCTGCTGGAGTCAGGCGTGCCGTTTGTGTGCGCTGACATGCCCGAGGCTGACCGCACTTTCTTGCAGATGATGGCCGTGTTCGCCGAGCTGGAGGCACGCAAGATCAGCGAGCGGACCAAGGCAGCGTTGGCACAGATCAAGGCACAGGGTCGCAAGCTGGGCTGCCCGACACCCGAGCTGGGCAGCGCTGCTGGCATTGCCAAGCTGCAGGCCAAGGCTGATCGTTACGCCGAGCGCGTGGGTCCAGTGGTGCGCGAGATCATCGCCAAGACTGGCGCCAAGACCATGCGAGACATTGCCGAGGTGCTGGAGGCCCGTGGCATCGAGACACCTCGCGGTGGCTGTGTCTGGCATCCCAGCCAGGTCGCCAACTTGCTCAAGCGCATTTGAATGCCCACGCCACCGGGGCTTGACGGTGGCAAAAGGAGAATGAGATGAACATTAAAAACTTTCTTGAAGCTGCCCTGTGCTTTGCCATCTTTGCTGGCTGGGGCGTCATGCTGGCCATGGGGGTTTGACCATGAACAACAAGCGAATAGAACCCACCCAGCCATTGCTGCAGGGCAGGCCATACACACCTGCGGCAGCCACCGACGTCACCAAGACCTGGCTGCGCCATGGGTGGCAGCCACCAAGCCGCCAATCCCAGGATGAGGCCAAGGTCAGGTTGAACCCCATGGGGGTGCCAGCATGAGCCAGACCACAGAGATCCTTGACATGCTCAAGCGCGGCCCTGTCACGGCCATGGACGCCCTGCAAAATGCTGGCTGCTTCAGGCTGGCCGCACGCATCGCTGACCTGCGCCAGCAAGGCCACGAAATCATCACCGACACGATCACCACCCCAACTGGCAAGCACATTGCCAGCTATCAACTGAAAGGAGCCAGCGATGGCCGGAAAATTAACTGATGACCGCGAGATGTCTGCCTCGCGCCTGCCGGGCCTGATGGGCTTCAGCAAGTACAGCACGCCCAATGATGAGCTGCAGTACAGCATCAACGCCATCGACGGCAAGGAGCGCCCCGACATAGGCAACGAAGCGATGGGCTGGGGCAACACCCTTGAGCCCGTGATCTTGTCCGAGGCCTGCGTGAGGCTTGGCATCACTGGTGACTTTCGGATTGACAAGCCATACAAGCACCACGAAATCGCGCTGCAGTGCAGCCTGGACGGCATAGGCTTTGGCGAGGGCCAAGAGATCACCACCGACCCAGACAAGGGCATCTTTGTGGTTGGTCAAGACAGCATCGTGCTGGACGGTCCAGGCGTGCTGGAAGCCAAGCTGACCAAGACCATGCCCGAGGAGACACCGCACCTGGCGCGTGGCCCGATCCAGCTGCAGGGCCAGATGCTGGTCACTGGCCACAAGTGGGGCTGCGTGTGCGTGCTGTACCAAGGAATTGAGCTGCGCGTGTTCCTGTTCGCCCCACACAAGCAGACCCAAGACGCCATTGTCAAAGCCGTGGGTGAGTTTCAGAATAAGCTTGACACATACGTCAAGGACGGCGCGATTGACTGGTACCCACCAGCAAGCAGCAAAGAGTTGGATCGCATCTATCCCTATGCCGCTGCCAAAGAAGAGGTCCAGCTGCCATCCGAAGCAGAGCAGTGGGCTGGCGTGATCTTGCAGGCCAAGGCCGACATCCGAGAGGCCGAGGAGTCTATCGGAAAGGCCGAGATACAGATAAAAAAAATGTTGGGTGATGCAGAGCGTGGCCGAGCTGGCAATGTTGTGATCAGCTGGCCAATGCGCAACTACAAAGACTCGCCCGAGCGATTGGTGCCAGCCAAAAAAGCCTACAGCGTGCGCCAGTCCAGCTTGACCGTGAAGGAGCTGCCGTGAATATAGAACACCCAGTCATTGCACCACGGTATGAGGCAGCCGTTGTCGCGCTGCTCAACGCCATCAACGCACCCAAGCGCACAGAGATAGCCGAAGACCAGGCCGAGGCATTCGTCGAAGCCATGGCCGATCTGATCATCACCACCCTGAAAACATACGTCGAGGAAAACCATGACCGCACTGACCACCACTAATCGCCAAGGCTTTGCCCCGGCCACCATCACCGAGGCCATCCAGTTCAGCGAGATGCTGGCCAGCAGCGCCATGGTTCCCAAGGCATACCAGGGCAAGCCCCAGGACATCATGGTCTGCGTGCAGTGGGGCTATGAAATCGGCCTGGCACCCATGCAAGCGCTGCAGAACATCGCCGTGATCAATGGCAAGCCCAGCGTGTACGGTGACGCAGCCATGGCGCTGGTGCAGGCAAGCCCCGTGTGCGAGGACGTTGAGGAATACTTTGAAGCCGAGGGCACGCCCAACCCGGTGGCAGTGTGTGTGGCCAAGCGCAAGGGCCGCAAGCCCGTGGTGGCCAAGTTCTCGGTCGAGGACGCCAAGCGAGCTGGCTTGTGGGGCAAGCAAGGCCCGTGGCAGGCATACCCCAAGCGCATGATGCAGATGCGTGCCCGTGGCTTTGCCCTGCGTGATGCGTTCCCCGATGTGCTCAAGGGTCTGATCACCGCCGAGGAGGCTCAGGATTACCCCGATGAATTGTCAAAAAATTCCACGGCGATTAAATTACAACCCAAGCCCGCCAACCCGTTGGATTTGGTGGCCGCACCAGCCATTGAAGCGACCAACGACCGCGCCCAGATTGAAAACCTGATGGCCGACACCGTGGATGCCGTAGTGATGCCTGGAACAGAGGTGGTTGATATTCCTGAAGTCACCGAGGCGACAGAGACTGTTGCAGAAACGCAACAGCCAGAGCCTGTGGCTGAGATGTTGGAGAGCGTGCCAAGCGAGGACGACAAGTCTTGGGTGCCAGAGCCCATGGTGGTGGGCGATGGCTTTGCGGTGTTTGTGCCTGGCAAGACCACGCCCACCAGCGTGCATGCCAGCTTGGACGATTGGCAGGATGCCTATGAGGACATGGCTGACAGGATCGCCAAAGCAGGCAAGCGGTCAGCACGCGAACGCATGACCATCTTGCGAGAGTTTAAGGATGTCAATGAAGAGACCATCAAGCGCGTGGACATGGTCAAGCGCATCAGGCACACAGCCAACTACCAAAAGCGTCTGAAGGCTTTGGGCGCTGCTCAATGACCTAAAACTTGGAGGGCATGGTTGGTGTGCTTGATGCGGTCATCAAGGCCAATCGTGCCCCCGTTGATCTTCTTGGTCAGCGCTAGGTTGTTACCAGACTCAGCAATATTGTTGAGCTTTTGGGTGTGCCAGAAAAAACCAGCGGTCAGTGCAGCGTACTGCGGAGTAGCAACCAGCTCGGGTTCCATGATCAGATCAACACCCAATGCCTTGCCGGCGTGGTGATAGTTGGCAGAGCCAGTGAGCTGAATGCAACCCCTGCCCCTAAAACGATACCCATCACCAGATGCCTCGTCGCGATTGCCCATGCGGTTAGCATAAACCGTGTTAGCGATCTTCTTGGGGTTGCGCTCAAACGTCTTGGCAAATTCCAGCGTAGGAAAGCGCCTTGGCCAGAGTTTCATCAGCGTTTCGGCACGATAGTTCAGATTCTCTTCCAGCACCCTGAAGTTTCCGCATTCGTGGCCACATTGGCCAATGAATGCAGCCTGCTGCCGTGGCGTCAAAATGCCAAAGCGTTCAAAGGCTTCATTAAGCGGCTCGACCCACTTAACGTCGATGTGCAGCTGCTTGAGTTGTTCAGCGTTGACCATTCACAATGCTCCTCATTTCGTCGTAGGCTGCGATGCAGGCGTTGAGCTGGTTGATGGCGCGGTCCCCGTCTGCTGCGATCTGGGCGATGAGTCGGAGGGTTTCGCGCTCGGATTCGCTGGCACCAGGATCTGGGTCAGGCGCTCGGTCAGGTTGGCTTGGCGCTTGGTTGCTATTTCCGGTGGCAACGGGGGCACTTGCGGGGGCTTGTACGCAACTTGCGGCGGGGAGGCGCACCCTGCCAGCAGCAATGAGGCGATTGAGATCAGTTTGCTTTTGAGAGACAACATCGTTGACCTTTCTCAGTTCGGTTTCTTTATCAGCGACAGCCTTGGCCATCTCTTGTTCTTTGCTGCGAGCCTCTTCATTCTTCTTGGCGATCTCGGCCTGCATCTCAGTATTGCGATCTGCCCAGCCATTGTGGTAGCCGTACTTGTACAGACCCACCACGGCCACCACACCCACAGCTGCAGCGATCAGATACTTGTTCACGACTTTGCCTCTTGGCGAGCTGCTGCCAAGATCTCACGCTCGGCGTCATCTTCCATATGCTCTGGCGGCGTTGTCGGTGGTGGACCGGGGGTCCACGACTCATCAAGCTCTGGGTTCTTGTAGCCCATCCAGTTGAAATCAGGCATTGACACAGTGGTCGATGGGGCGCAGTAAGCCTGTGGCGCTGCTGTGGTGGTCTGCGTTGCTGTGTTGGTGGCAACAGCGGAGTTGGCCGGTGGCTTGTTGTTGATCACACCACTGACAGCACGCTTGCCAACAATGCCGCCAATGCCGCCAACGATCAGCAGCACAATGTCGTTCAGCATCTTGGTGTAAGCCTGGTCAATGGGCGCCATTGATTTGATCGGCTGGGTGACAAAGGTCACTGAGTACAGCAACGCAAACACAATGCCAGCCAGGATCAATGTGATCATCACGACCACAAAGCCCCACACCCTGACCTCTAATTCTTCAGCGGTCAGTTTTGGTGTCTGTGGGTTGTCTAGTTTGATCAATTTGTTTCTCCAAGATAGGGGCTACTAGATACTCGGGACACTGTTGTGTGAATAGACACTTAGGCTTTATGCAGTCTGGTTTGTGAAAGTTGTCAGGGTTTTGGCATGGGTATCTGTATCGGTCCTCACAACCAACCAGCGCCAGTAACGAAAAAACAAGCAGCGCAGTTTTCATATGCCTAGTTTCTCCAAGAATATTTCAATGACTCGGTTGGCAATTTCTGGAGGCAAAAACTGAAGCACCTTGAACCCGACCCAAATGAAGGCAAGGTAGCAGTTGATTTTGAGCCATTTGTCAAAACCTTCTCTGACTTCCTTCCATTTATCCACATCAACCGCATCCCACAGCTGCGCAGTAAATGACAAGTTCAAGCAGACCCCACAAAACGATAACAGTGATGACAGTAATAAGCGTAATGCCAATCACCAGTTCTGTCATCTCTTTGCGCTTTTTGGCAGCGTTTACAGCACGGGCTGCCTCTCTGCGTTCTTCCTCTCGGTCCTCTTTGTTCATCTCCATCACACGAACTTGAATCTGGTTCCAAACATCCATGTTGTTTGTGGAAAAAAACAAGTTTTTTAATTCGTTTTCAAAATCTTTTTGAGCTTTGAGCGCCAGTTCGATCTCGATGGCTTTTCCCATGTTGGAACCGCCAGACTTTTTGGCCTGATTTGCTGCTTTGGTGGCCGTGTGCTTGGCGTCAAAGTATTTGCCAATCAAAGGGCCGAGACTTGCCACATCATCGACAGTAGCCGATGCCTTTTTAATCATGTCAACCGTAGCGCTGACTGCGGCCATTGCGCTGATAGGATCAATCATTACAACATCTCAACAAATATCTTGGCACACCAAACAACAACTCCAGTAAGAAGGACCGCAGCAATAAATGCTTCGGCCCAATCTTTCATTTGAGTATCCACACAGCCGAAAAGATTGTGCCAGCCATAGACACGATCATCAGTCCAGCAGTCTTCATCAGAATGCCCTCAATGCGCTTGAGCCTGGCATTGATTTGCTCATAACGGATAGCACAGACTTCCTCATGTGTTGACAGTCTTGCCTCTGTTGCGTCAATCGTTGTCATGCTTGCTCCGGTGCATCAGCAGGCAATGGCTCGTTGCCCTCGGCCAGCCATTTCAGGTACTTTTGATAGTCCGTGTTGGCGGGGTCGAAGGGGATGCCAAGAATTGTGCCGTTGTCTTGAAGCTTGTTAACACCCACTTCTTGCCCAAAGTAATTTTTTACAATTTTGTAAGTCATCTTATAGCTCCGCACTCACAGTGATTTTCCCGGTAGAGGGCTGCACAATTATTGTTGCGTCCCCTGAAGCACCACTCCCGCCAATTACCAAATCAGCACTGAACATTCTGGTTGAGCTGTAGTTTGTAATCCCTCCAGTACAGGTCACTGTCGCGTTCCCATTAAAAAACTGAACGGCGTTTGAAACGGTAACACTTGGTCCGGCTCTCATTTCCACAGGATGCACTCCATTTGCTCTGGCAATGGTATTAGCGCCAAGTCCTGTCCCCGCAATTGATGGGTTTTCGTAATAATACCGCTGACACATCATCAACTCACGCCCGTAGTCCCTGCGCTCAAACGGCGTGGCGACAGAGCCTGCTTCCAGTTGGACGCCTGTGACGTAGAAGGTGGCTCCAGAGGTGCCGACAACTGAGGTTGCTCCTGTGGCTGAAAGATAGTTTGTACCCGCCCATGCACCAGCAGTTCCGCTGTATGTGGAGCCGACACCAAAGCCGAAATTAAGTTGGACACCTGTGGTGTTTGTGGTTGACCAAGTGCCGCTGGTATCACCTGCAATGGTTACAGTTTTTTGCTCCCATGTGTTTGCCGCACTGATTGCGTAGGTAAACGGGTATGACCTCGTGTTATCGTTGTTGCGTAAAGACCCACCAAACGTGCCAGTTAAAGAACTGCGAACCCAAAACGACAGCGTGACAGATTGAGCGCCAGCAGCACCCCAACCAAGGTCGGCAAAATTAAACCCTTCAACGGCTTGTCGCAAATAGTAGTAATCGCCAGAACCGACTGTCGTGGCAGCAGACGAAGTAATAAGCAACGACTTAACAAACCCCGTTGGAAAAACCGAACTTTGTTGCGCTGTAAATTTACTGTTGGCTGATCCGTCAATCCCCCAACGATCAACCGTATACAAAATTCCAGTCCCTTGAGTCACACTCGCCCCAGCGTTCCTCTGGTCAATCCGCATATCGCCGTTGATGATGCGGTTGCGGAAGCCGAAGCTGCTACCGTTCAATAAATTTACAAGCGCATTGCCTGCGGTGTTTGATCCAGTACCACCATTTGCAATCGCAGTCTGGCCTGTAATACTTGCTGCAGGGATAGTTGATGTTCCACCAATAGAAACATTGTCCAACGATCCACCTGTAACAGCAACAGAGTTGGCGTTCTGAGTTGCTATAGTGCCAAGCCCAAGATTGGTTCTGGCTTGTGATGCGCTTGATGCGCCAGTGCCACCATCAGCAATCGCGAGATCTGTAATGCCTGCAATGGTGCCGCCACTGATGGAAACATTGTTTGCGTTTTGTGCAGACATCGTTCCAAGATCTGGAGTCTCTGATGTTCCGGCAGTTGCGATTGGATTACCGTTTGCATCAAATCCAAGATACTTGCTCGCCCTTTCTGATGCGCGGGGCAGCGTCATGTTGATGCTGGTCGGGTCAGTCTGAGGAGCAATCAACGCACGCTGAATCGCCTCTGCGTTTTGCTGCGCAAAGATGGTTTGCTGGTCCATTTCGTCGTTGACCGTGTTGGCAAAGAAGTCACCGCCTGTCACGAAGTCTGTCGTGCGCTGGATGGTGCGGTTGCCGACAATGGCAATCTGGGTCGCGCCAGTTGGTGTGGCCACCAGCGTGACAAAGCCTGTGCCGTTGCTGTTGATGGTCACCGAGTAGTCAGTGGTCAACGTCAGCAGCGTGTCATCACGGTAAACCGCGATGTCAGTTGCCGCCAAGATTTCAAAGGTGAAGTTATACGGACCAGTGCCACTGGCCACATACACCACCCGGCGGGTCACGTTAGAAATTGGGACGCCCATGGCTCAATCCTTTCAGTTGTAAATTGTACGGAATTACTTGCCGTATGTCCTTGAGATATCGCGGTTGCGCTGCATAGCCGACGACAGATCTGGGAACTCAATCCCACCCTCTTCGTCAACCTCACCATCAGGGCCACCAACCATCTTGAACTTGGCCATGGAACGATAGCGCTCTACGATTGAGCTGATCAGCTTTTGCTTGTCGCCGACCAGCAGTGGTTCACCAGACGCATTGGCGTCAGCCTCGGCCTGCTTGAGTTCATACGGGATGCGCTGCTCAAGGTTCATGCCTTCGTCCAAGATCTCTTGGCCATACAGGCGCTTGAAGCGATTGATCTGGCCAGACGACAGGCGCACGCCGTCCCATGTCTCGCTGGGGTTGGCAATGCCAAAGTTCAGGCTGGCCAAGATCTCATCCACCTCGGAGCTTCTGCCCTCTGTCGCCTGGACAATTGGCGACCAGTTGGCCCAATAATCTAGGCCACGGTTGCGGACGACAGACTCGCGGCCCAAGTTGTCCAGCAGCGGTGGCACATTCTCGGACAGGCCTGGGATGCGCGACATAACCCGCTGGCGTGCCTCGTAGAAAGCGCGCAGGCCGGGTGGCGTGTTCATCTCGGGCGACTTGGTGTTGGACCTGGTTGGGTCAATTAAGCGCTCAATGTGTGCCATCAGCGTGCTATTGCTGATGCCCACGCCGGGTGTGCCTGTGTACAGGAAGTTGGTGTATTGCTTGGCCAGCGCATCAAACATCTGGACGATCTTTTCGCCCGTGTCAGTTGACCGAGATCTGGCCACAGCCATCAGCTCGCCAATACCCTGCATCAGTGGCAGGTTGCTCATGTATTCGCCCACAGCCGTCATGCCAGCCATGGCCATAACCTGCCAGTCCTCGCGGTCTGGGTGGCGGTCGAACTTGCTGGCATCGGCCATGTCTGAACCCATGGATAAGATCATGCTGATGGGGTCGAATCGGGCATAGCTGACATACACCTTATCCGGGCCAACACCGACCTTGGTGATGGCACTCAGGCGCTCAATGTTCTCCTCGCTAATCTCGCCCTTGTCGAATACCATGGAGTAAGGCTGCCAACCCAAGTTCTGCAAAGCCTGGCGGTCTTCGGTTTGAGATGGGCCGGAGCCGGTCAATCGGTTGTCCAGCGTCAGCATCGCAGCACCAGTGATGGCCGTGCCACCCATGGACAGGCGAGCAATGGCCACATCGCGGTGGCGACCGCCCTTGCTCCACAAGTCGTAAAACCTGGGCGACAGGGTATTGAGCATTGGGATGTAGCTGCTGCCCTCAATAAACAGGTTGGTCACTGTTCTGGCAAAAGGCACGATCACTTTGATGGGGGCCAGGTTCAGGATCTGGTTGCTCCACCAGTAGGTCTCGCCAAGCGCTCCCTCTTTGCTGATGGTTTCCTGCAGAGTCACCATGCGGCGCATGCCCTCGACGCTCTCTTGCATTTCGCGTGGGCGCTCAATAAGCAGCTGGCCAACCTTGCCCTCCACCTCGGCACGGGCTGCGACATCATTCATGCCATTGGCAATCAGGCGGTCATACTCTTTGTTGGCAAAGCGATAGGCTTCTTCGTGCAACTGGTAGCGGCCAACGATTGAGCCGACAAACTCGTCAGCTGCAGCGATTGGCCTGAAGCTCATAGCGTCTTGCACAAAGCCAAGGCCATCAATGGCGCGGCCCATCCATGTGTCGCGCAGATCTGGCGTGCGGTAAACCTCTTTGCCAAACAAACGCAGCGGGGTGTCGGACAGATACTCAGAGGACACAGGGTTAAGACGCGCACCAACGTCAGTCATCTTCGACTCGCCGCCTTCTTTAAGCGCTTTGGCTGCCAGCTCCCAGCCGTCCAAGATGCCATTCTTCAGGCCAGACAAGCCAGCCTGAATGTCGTCCATTCTGTAGCGGTCAGGGTCTGCACCAGGGATCATCTGGCGAGCCTTGCCAATGCCAACGGCCACAGTGCGCTCAATGGGTGCCAAAGCCCCAAACACGCCACTGCCCACCAAGTTGTAGGCATGTGTCTGTGGGTCGTTCAGCAGGTTGGCTTGGTAGGTGTGGAACCAGACATCGCGTAGCTTGGCACCTAGGCCAGCCTCAATCATGCGGTTTTTGCCAGCGCGGGTCGGGGTGTTGATGTAGTCGGTGGCAAGCTGGAACAGCACTTGGTCGGACTGGTTGGCACCCAGCTCATCCAGGGCAGCACGCACGGTGCGTGTATCCAGCCCTGGGCCTGCATCCTTCACGCGCTTGAACACGTTAAGAGAACGGGCCACATCGGTCTGGATGCCCTTGAGCTGGTCAACAATGATCTTGTGCTGGGCCAGTTGCAGGCGCAGGTTGAGTTTGCCCTGATCATCCAAGCTGCCGGAGGCCATCTGCTGGAACAAGCCGTCCAGCTTCTTGGCGCTTTCGTCATGCACCACCACGGCACCGGCCAACTGCTTGGCCAGGCTGCTGCCGCCCACGGTGGCCTCCATGCTCTCGCCAGCCAGCGCTGTCTTCAGGAACTGCTCAGGAACACCAGCGTTGATTGCGTTTGTGTAGATTGAGCGCAGCGACATGCTGGGGTCTTGGGTAGCGAAGTTGTCACCAGCAGCGCGGATGGTGGCGGCCAGGCCATCGTTGTCTGTCCATGCGCTGCTGATCGGTGTGTCAGGTGGCGATGCCTGGGCGATGCCTTCCGTCTGCAAGAACAGGCGCTCATCAGCAATGGTGTTCATCTCGGTCACATCGACCGGGCGAGGCTTGGGCGCTGCAGGCTTTTTGGCCGGTGTTACGGGCACAGGCGCAACAGGCGTGGCCACAGGCTTTGTGGCACCAGGCGGCGTGACTTGCACCACCTCATCAATCAGCTTGGGTTCTTTGGTTGCGCGAGCGCCAGCCTTGGTCAAACCCTTGAGAATGCCAATGCCAAGACCGGCGACCTGTGTGCCCTCTTCTTGCGGCATGTCTGGCGCGCCAAGCTGTGGAGTGCCAGGCAGTGATGGGTCAATGTCGGTCGCATCTGGTGACGCAACCATGCTGTCCAGACGTTGGTCGAGGGGTTGAATCGCCATCACTTAGCTCCTTGTTCTGGAGCTACAGCGCTCCCTGTTACGACTGTACTTTTTGCTCTGGCTGCTCTGCTTCTGGTTGCATTGGCTGCTGAACCTTCGCCATCTGTTGAAACAAGTTGTTTTCCAGATTGCGAGTTTCCAATTTTGAGTCCTCTTGAGGCAATGAGTTCATCTAATTTACTCCTGTTAACCTCAGAGCGTTCAAACCATGGGGCGTTACCACTGGCAGAAACTCTGAAATTCTTTGGGACAATACCCGACTTGGGATCTTTTATTGCCGTCAGCATATCACGGTATTCTGGCACGGTAAACCTGAATTGTTCGCCTTTGGAATTGTCGTAGATAAAGTATGGTCCAGATTTATCAACGCCATACTTTGCGCCATAGTCATACATCCCATATTCACCTTGCTTTGCGGTTACGCCTTTAAACGGCTCCGGCACTCCAGCAGCCTCGCGCATGATTGCATCAATGGTTCCATGGCTGGCTTCTTGCTGAGATCCTGCGACCCATGTCTCCCAGTGATAACGGCCAAGTGAAGCATCACCTTCGCGGCCAACCAATCTGTACGCATCTTTGAGCTGTTGCGCCATTGCTCGTTCAAGAGCCTCGTACACAAGCAAACCTTTAGCGCCATAGGTTATTTCAGAAAGCGCTGTGCCAGCAATTTGTGCGCTTTTCTCAATTTCTGTGCCATCTTTTTGCTTGACCATCTTTTTCTCAGATCGGCCATCCCACAAGTTTTTGCCGGAAAACCTTCCATCGTCCCAAAGGTTTCGCAATTGCACCCGGTCAATCACAAGCACATCATCGCGACCACTGACCAGTAACGTAAAGCTGACAACCTTGTTGTCAATGCCAACACCTGTGCCGATCTTTGCAAATTCGCGTCTGATCTGTGGTCCACTCATGTTCGGGTTGGCCATCATTTCATGGACTTTTTGCAGACCAGTGATGCCTTCTGCGTCTTTGGTGGCCAGCTTTGTCAAAAAGTTTTTGCCAAATGCATTGAGGTTGTGCATGGCACCAGAGCCTGGTTGGCCAGAACCCTTGCCTGCAACAGTTGATGCCCAGGCCAAATACTCATCCAAATCTGTTTTGTCAAATTTTCCAGATGCGGCTTTTTGCAGAAATGGTTCAATTCCACTGATTGCATCCATGAACAAACCTTCTTGCACATACGGGCTTACACCGCGAGACAAGAAAGACCACAAGAACAATTTACCAGTGGTAACCACATCGGCCTTGCCAGATGTGTACAGCTCTTTAAACTGCCCAGCATTTTTGAATCCTGCACTTGCATCATCAATTTGTCCTTGCGTCAATTTGCGCAAAGGTGCTGCCAAGTTTTCTGGCGACTCAAGAGCTTTGATGGCTGCATATGGAGGAACTGGAACTTCGTCCGACTTGAATGCATAGCCCAACATTTTTGTCCAAGAATCTTGCGTCAACACAGGTTCTGGGAATTTTGCAAAAATCGCGTCAAGGTTTTCGATTTGTCTGCCTACGTTCTTTTCGTCAGTAGACAAAAGAAGCAGTGGCTTGTCTGGCATTTCGAGGTCTGGCGATGGAACCTTTACCCGCAAATCTTGCTCAACTCCGATCTTGTTTCCAGCAGCAACATTTAAACCAGGCTGCAAGTCGGCTTGAGGTGTAACTATTCCACTTGCTGGAGGAATCAATACATTTTCCATGCCGCCAACTGCTTGTGTACTCATACCCACAGGCATGTTTTTGGTGGACTGAATGGCTTTTGCTGCAAGCTGTCCACCTTTGGCAAAGATAAACGGATCGCCAACCAGCTCGCCAGTAAACTGGCCAGCCTCTGCTGCCGATTGACGTTGCTCTGGTGTCATACCAAATCCAGCTTGGCCAGCAGGCACGGCAGGCGGCAAGCCTGGCAATGTGATGCTGGTGCCTGGGATGGTGTAACCGCCTTTGCTCACATCTTCACTGGATGGCAGCAATGTGGGGTTGTCCATAGTCTGGGCAGCTCGGCCCAATCTGTCAGCAATGCTGCCGCCTTGGTTGTCGGTGGCCAGCGCAGAAATGAACCTGCCAATTTTTTGGATGTCACCACCAAAGCCAAGGGCAGCCGTCGCTGCGCCGCGAGCAGTCCCGGCAGCAAAGTCTGGTGCGCCAGTGATTACGCGCTCACCAATGTCGCTGCGGCCACCCCTGCGAGGCTTCATTTGCGGGAACACACCAAAAGCAGCGCCAGCATCAGACACTGTGCCAGACGGGCCAGCGGCCAGCTGCACATCCTCCATCATGGGCATCTCATCTGGCTGCTCTTCTGGTGGCGCAGGCGGGTAATCCCGAGCCAGGTTGAAGTCAATATAGCGCTGATCAAAATTGATGCTCATTGTGCGTCCAATGCTTCACGTTGTTGCTTGATGATTTTCATGCGTTGTTCAATGCTGCGCAAGTCATCAGTACTAAGTCCCAGTTTCTTTGCCTGGCTGGCGATCTCGCCGTAATCCGACTCATCGGTAAACACAATGCCAGTCTTGCGCAAAGTTCCAGCAACCCCGAATTGATTGTTCAGCGCATCAAGGTTGAGCTTGATGGCCCTGTTTTGCTCGCTGGTTTGTCGCACAGAAAGCAGATCTTTGGCCACTTGCATGCGCGTTGGTACTGGCTTTCTGGCAGCCTCGGCTTGAGCCACGCGCAGCGGGTACTCACGGGCGAAATCTGTGGTCAGCTTGGCGTAAGCAGCATTTTGGCGCTGGCTGATGTTGAACTGTCCAGGCACGATTTTGGACTCAGTGCGGAACATGCGCTCGATGTCGCTCTCATCTTTATCGCCTCGCTTAAGTTGAAAAGGCAAAATTTCCTCACTCAATCGCTTGTAACCAATGCCAAGCTGCCTGGCTCTGCGCTCAATAGATGCCGCATCTGAGTGCAAGCCCTGCAAGATCTCAGTCTTGATTACAAACTCAGCGCGTGGGTTTGCGATCTCGCCCTCGCTGCGCTTCTTGGGCAAGTCAAAGACGGTCTCTGGGCTGATTGCCTTGGGGTTGCGGATGCTGATGGCACGCAGTTCATCAAGAGCTGACTTGCTGCCTGACCTGAAGAACTCGGACTGCAGCGTGGCCACGCGCTGGGTGTCAGCTGTCAGTGCCTCTTTTTCGTTTTGGTCTTTGGTGGTCTGACGCTCAATCTGCACGGTGCGCAAGTTGCTGCGGACCTTGGCCTTTTCGTCAAACGTCATCTTGCTCCAGACAGCTGTCATCTTGCCTGCGTTGCCCTTGTCCAAATTGGAAATGGCCGTCATCGCATCTGGCGCAAAAGCAGTATCCGCAACATGCTCAGACACAGCATTGATCTTTGCAGCAGAAAAGCGCTTTTCAAAATCGTCGCTGTACTGCTTTTGCAAAGCCGCATCGCCAAGCAGCAAAGCCTCATTCTTGACGTTCTCGCGCATTACGCCGGCCAACTCATCAATGGAGCGCATCTGGCCATTGGAATCCATCCAGCCGCCTTGCTTGACAGTCTCCTCCATCAGCCTTGTGATGTCGTTGTAAGAAACATCAAATTTGATTTTGCGCTGCTCTTTGGCACGCTTTTGCTCGGCATCAAACGCAGCCTTCAGCACGGTGCTGCCATACGTTCCCATGCTGGCGCGGAACTTCAGCGCGGCATCAGCATCAATCGGGGCCAGCGACTTGGCCAAGCCATCGGTCATGGACCTGATTTTTGTGGCCACATCTTGCGATGTCATTTTGCCTTCTTCAACCTGGTTGAGCAGCTTGGTCAACTCGGTGCGACCCTCTGCCTCAAAGTGCGATGCGACCTCCAAGCTGCGAGCCTTGCGCAATGCCATGTCAAAAATGTTTTGACTTCCAGCAGACCCCACCCAGCTCATGTCGCCATTCTTGGCCAACTCCAACTGTTGGGTTGTTGGAGGATTCTCGGCGGCAAACTGAACAGCAGCTTTTTCTTGCAACTTGCCAGCTTCGCCAAAGGCGCTCTGGCTCATGCGGTCGAGCAACTGCGCCAGCGTGTTTGCCTGCTGGGCCTGCACCTGGCTGCCGATCATGTTGATCTGCGGCACGTTGATGGTCGGAAGCTGCGCACCTGGCACGCTTGCCAGCTGCACTCGGCCCGATTCGATTTGCGGTAGTGTTGCCATGCTGTTGCCTTATGGTTTGTATGTTTTGCCGAACTTCACAAGGCTCTCGGTCAGAGAAGCGCCTGCCAACAAACCACCCGTTGCGCGCGCTGCCGATGCGGCTGTCTCAAATTGACCAGCCTGCAGCCTTGCGCCTGCGCGTGTGATCTGAGCTTGAATCTCTGCATTGTTTAGCATTGATGTTGCGTCCTCAAACCCAAGCACCCTGGCCATCAGTGAGTTGTAATCAGTCAAGCCAACATCGCGGAATGTGGCCCGAGCGTTGGCGTCTTGCACAAACGCAGCGGAACCCTCATTGAACGCAACACCGTTGGCCGCAGCACGCGCACGGGCCGAGGCATTCACCTTCTCCAAGTTGCGGATCAGAGCGTTGCCAGCCATCTTGTAATTCAGGCTTTCATTCTCTGCACGCTTGAGCAGCCGCCCAGCCTGGATGGCCGCATAGCGCTCCTCTTGGTCTGCCCTTACGTTGGCA